CCGATCGTGTCTCGTTCTTGGATAGAATGACACGCCAGCCACTGAGATCTCCACTCTTTCCCTACACGACGCTCTTCCGATCAGTACCCTTTCGAGGGGCTAAATAAACATCTGTATGGTATACGCACAGCAGAGCTGGTTACTATTTGTGCAGGCTCAGGACTGGGTAAGTCTACTCTCCTACGTGAGGTGGTGTCGTCCATCATGGCACAATCAGAAGACAACCTTGGCTTGATGTTTCTTGAGGAGACACCTGAGCGTACCATGCGTGGACTAGTAGGTCTTGAACTGAACAAACCGATACACCTACCCGACTGTGAGTACGACGATCAAGACATTGACCTAGTGTACGATACGATGGACTATGAAAACCGTGTCTATCTGTGGGAACACTTCGGTAGTAACGAGATTGAAAATGTACTGGGCCGTATGAGATACTTCGTCAAGGTACTAGGCGTACGTTATATCGTACTGGATCACGTCTCTATCCTTGTCTCTGACCAGAGCAACGGTGATGAACGACGTGCTTTAGATATGATTATGACTAAGCTGCGGACGTTCGTACAGGAGATGGGAATTTGTATGTTTCTTGTGAGCCACCTACGACGCCCTGAAGGGAAGCAATTGGAGGACGGTGCTGTCACTAGCCTTGGTATGTTACGTGGCTCTGCGTCGATTGCACAGCTCTCTGATGCAGTCATCGGTGCTGAACGTAACAGTCAGAGTGACGATCCTATTGTCAGAAACACGACCGTGCTGCGGGTGTTGAAGAACAGGTACACTGGAAAGACTGGTAAGGCGTGTGAAGTATTCTACAATGAAGCAACGGGTAGATTGACACAGCGTAATGAACGTGAGGAACAACCACTTTAGGAGATTGAAATGTCACAAAGAGTAGGACAATATCAAATAACAGAACCAGACACAGACCCTGTTTTATTGGAAGAAGCTTTAGAGTTTTTTAGAAACAAAGGAAAAGCTAAAGTATATTCTTATGGTAAAGGTCAAGTATGTTTCCATCACAGACAAGTTTATTGGTTTGTGTCTAATGAGACAAAGAAATATGCTCCTAGACATAGATCAAACGAACGCTGGTATAGAGCAGACACGCTTGAGTCTATATGGGATGGTATCAATGCTTGGTGTGATTACAGAGATAATAAAAGAAAGGAAACAGAAGAGTGAGATGTATTGCGTGTGACGTAGAGCTAACAGACTACGAAGCAACAAGACGGTTTGCAGGGAGTCAAGAGTTTGTAGACTTGTGCAACCGTTGCGCTGCTGTTAGTCTAGATGACAGCGATGTGGTTGATCGTGCTGATCTACGTACACTCGCAGACCTAGAGGAGATGGTATACCATGAGCAAGATTGGGAGCTGGATATTAGAACAGGAACTGTTGATGGAGACTTATCAGAAGTTTAACCACGACAGTGAACGTAACGAACTGAATGAGACTTACCATGAATACCTGTTACTTGGATATAGAAACTACTACGGATCACTTAACGATCTGGTGTGCAGTTACAAAGGTGAAGAACGATATACAGGTGCATACAACACCGGACTCATTGAGGAGCGTCTTGAATGAAGCTGACAAAATTGTTGGACATAATCTTATCGGATTTGACTGTCGCGTTCTCGATAGTGTTTGGAACATACATGTTGATAGGTCTTTTGTTGTGGACACTCTCTACCTCTCCAGACTCTACAACCCCAGTCAGGACGGAGGGCATTCACTTCGGAACTGGGGAACAATACTTGGAGGAACCGGTAAGCTAGACTTCACTGACTACGACGGTGGACTCTGCGACGAGATGATTGAGTACTGTATTGCTGACGTTGAGCTGACTGAGCAGGTCCACAAGTGGTTAGAACTACAGCTACGCAATGAGAACTTCTCTCAGCAGTCTATTGATCTGGAACACAGCGTAGGCTGGGCAGTGACTGAGCAGGAACAGAACGGGTTCAAGTTAGATACGGAGTACGCTGATAAGCTGATGATGGATCTTATGTTTGAGATGAACAACATCGAAGCAGAGCTGCAAAGTATCTTCCCGCCTATCGTTGAGGAACGTACCTCTGAGAAGACAGGCAAGCGTTTGAAAGATAAAGTAACAATATTCAATCCCGGCTCACGTAAGCAGATAGCTGAACGCCTGCAAGGTCTTGGTGTTACGTTTAAAAAGAAGACAGAGAAGGGTAACATCATCGTCGATGAGAAGGTGCTTGATAGTATAAACTTACCTGAAGCCAAAGCAGTTGCACGTTACATGATGTTGCAGAAGCGAGTAGCTCAGATAGATTCGTGGCTCAAGGCAGTCAAGGACGACGGCAGGGTACACGGCAGGGTCATCACTAACGGTGCTGTGACAGGACGTATGACACACCTCAGTCCTAACATGGCACAAGTACCAGCCGTGTCTGCACCGTTCGGTACTGAGTGCAGGTCTTGCTGGACCGTGGATGAAGGGAACAGGTTAGTTGGCATTGACGCCAGCGGTTTAGAGCTACGTATGTTAGCTCACTACATGGATGACGAAGACTATACTAATGAAATCCTCAATGGCGATATACATACGGCTAATCAGCGAGCAGCTGGACTTAAGACGCGGACTCTTGCAAAGACATTCATTTATGCGTTTCTGTATGGAGCCGGAGATGCTAAGATCGGAGCTATCGTTGGAGGAAATAGCCACACTGGACGAGGACTTAAAGAAACATTTCTATCTAACACGCCGTCTCTTGAAAGAGTTAGAGGAGATACACACATCGAGGCT